ATACCCCTCACCTTCATGCACTCGTACCGCCGCGAATCGCCCACCCACAGTCGCGTGTAGTCGCCCGCGGTCGTGAGCGCGTCTGCGATTCGCGCAACGTCGTTCGGGTACAGATCCAGCACGGCCGCATCCGGCGCGAGCCGCGCGCGCAACTGCGCCTGAAAACCTACCATCGGTCGAAACATCAGCATCCCCTCGGGACGTCGTAGGGTGGAACGTAGATAACCGGGCGTGGTGCCGGCGCGCACACTTCCGCGCAGCGCGGTGCGCAGCCCGGCTGCGTCGCATCGATCGGTCCGCATGCAGCACGCTCGGTATGCACGGCGTCGCGCACCTCGCAGCGCTCGCCCAGATACAGCAGCATGGAGCCGCATGGCTCACGGCCAGATGAGAACCGCGCCCCGTAGAGCCCGCGCTGCAGTTCGAACAGGCGCGCATCCCAGATGAACACGGCGCGACCATCGTCATCGAATTCGGCCGCCTCGAACCGAAGCGGCGGGAGAATCGACCCTGCGCGCCGGATCTCGAGCGTGACGCCCCGCGCGTCGTCGCACGCGCCGCTCAGCGCGAAGGCGGTTTGAGCGATCGAGCGGTCGAGCTGGATTGCAGTGGGTTTGCGCATGGCATCACACGATAGGAGGCGCGACAGCGCGCATCGATTCACCCGTATCGCTCTTGAGCGCACGTATGCGGGCCCGCGCGATCGCCTCGTCGAAACTGCGACCGCGTGCGGTCGCGAGCATGGGTGCCGAGAACGAGTAGCCCGGCAACTGGTACAGCCGCGCGAGCGCGCCGTCCTCGATCGCCTGCTGCCAGTCGTCGAGCAGCAGCGCGTCGACCTCGCACGCCCGCTGCGTTGGCGCAACGCACATCCGAACGTCGATCGCTTCGGGTCGGTCACACTGCGGGACTACCGCGAGCAGCAGCACGCCGTCGCGAATGGTGAAGCCGGCATTTCGCCAGAACCACGGCGAGCGAAATCCGGCGCGATCGCGGCCGCCGCGGTAGCGAATGCCATTCAGCGCGACCTCGTTAACGCGCACAATCTGCTCTTCGGCGTCCGGCCAGAGCGGGTAGTCGCGCACATACCGCTGCTCGTCGAGCAGCGCGACGCGCCGCAGAATACCGCTGCGCGTCGCGAAGTCGATGCACGCCTGCCGGATATATCCCAGCGCCAGCGCCTCGGGCACACCGCGCGCGCCCACCATCACAAACGGCAGGAAGGCATCGAGCGGCACACGTTCAACGTTTAGCATTTGCGCTCACCATCGCGTTCTGTTTCGCAAGCTTGTCGACGGCGCGCTCTTTCAGGCCGAGCAGATCGAAGAAGGTTTTCTTGTGCGCCTCCGCGCGCGCGTCGCTCGTCGCGCTGTCCTGATCGCGCGAGTACGCGCGATACAGCATCCATTCGACCACCGTGTTGTGATAGACGGCCGGAACCGGCATCGCGTCGCTCTCGCTGAGCTCCGCGGGGAGCGCCGTGTATCGCACCATCGCCGCCACGGTCTGACCGGCGGGCACCGGCGGATCGACGAAGAACGCCCGCTCGTCCGTCGGGTCAGGCCAGAACGCGCGCACGGCGTACGGACCAGAACTCGAACCACTGTCGCGGCACACGATGGCCTCGAAGTAGTTCGCGGCGATGCGCGCCGCGTCCGCATCCAGACTCGACGGCATACCCGTCACGCGGCCGTAGCGGTCCACCGTGCCATCGACGCGAACGAATGCGAGCGCGTCATCCGGTAGTGTTTGACGCGCACCAGCCGCGAGCGTGAGCTTGCTCGACTGCGCACAATCGAGCGGCCGCAGCGCGATCACCTGCGCAGCGCCGTCGCGCGCGTACTCCAGCAGATCCGACTCGCTCCAGCGCGTGAACTCGAAGTCCTCTTCGGCGTCGTTCAGCAATGCTGCAACTTCCGCGGCGAGCGCACCGGCGGTCTGTGTCATTCGCTGCCCGCGTCAGTTCCAGCTTCCGTCTTGCGCGACACGCGCTTGCGCGTCGGCGCGGGCGTTGCGGAGTCGTCGGTGGGCGGCTCCTGCGCGTCACCATCAGCCGGCGGCGTACCTTCGCCGGTATCGGGCGGTGCGTCACCGGCCTGGGGAGCGTCGCCCTGCGGCTCGCCATCGTCGAGCGGCGCAGCGCGCTCGGCGAGTTCGGCCGTCAGCGTCTCGACCTGTGCCGAGAGGCTCGCGTTGCGCTGCTGCTCTTCTTCGAGTTGCTGTTCGAGTTCGATCATGCGCGCCTGCGCGTCGGGGTCGTCCACCGCCTGGTTCCACGCGACGCCCGCTCCGAGCGGCGCCGTGTCTGCGCCCCGATCCTCGCCCAGACCGGACAGCACTTTCTCACCACCGCCCGCGCCCGCGTCGGTGATAATGCTGCCCGTCTGCTGTCGGGGGTTGCCAGTCGGCGTGAATGTCCGCGTCTCGGTATCGTACTGACCGGGCACGAGGCCCGGCTGAAACGCGAGCGCCTGGTGCGCCGGATAGATGAATCCTGCCGCGTCGCGATATGCAAACTGCTTTGCCATCTTCATGCTCCAAAAGGAAGGGCCGCGCCAAAATTCGGCGCGGCCCGCGTTGCTTTCGATGCCTGCCGCCAGGCGCTTCAGTTGCCGATACGCGGCACGATCAGGATCGGCGTCACCCAGAACCGCAGATCGTCGGGCATTGTCGACGGCCAGCTCGTCAGTTCGAGATCGATGATCTCGTTCGTCTTGAACCATGTCGGCGTCGCGAGCATCGTGCCCTTGGAATCCGCGGTCGCCGCATTCACCGTGTCGAGCGCCGTGCCCCCGAAGTGCGTCTTGATCTTGAACGCCACGCCCGCCTGCGGCTTCTCGATGCCCCACGCGAAACCGACGAACATCGAATTCGCCGGAATAACGCACGCCCCGATCGTATCGCCCTGTTGCAGCGGCGTGCCGGCGGCGGCCATCTGGACGAGGTACTGCTGCAGTCCAGCCTGTCGGCGCATGTCCCTTTGGGAGAAGTCGAACAGTCGAGTGTTCGAGAACATCGCCGGCGTCTTGTGCGCCGCCGGCACCAGCGCATCTGCGGCGGCCAGATCGGCGGCCGGATACATCACCTGATTCCCGTTGTGAACCGGGTTACCACCGTGAAAGAGCTTGTGGTATGTGCTCATGAATTGCTCCAGTATCGTGATGGGCACGCTGCGCGGGCGCGGCCCGCGCCGCTTCGCTTAGAAGGATGCATAGAGCGCGGCGAGCGCGTCGCGCAGGAATGGCTTGTGGCCGTACACCCAGAGTCCGCGATAGAACTTGCCGAAGCTGTGCTCCATCGTGATGATCTCGTGGTCCTCGAGCTGCTGCGCAAAGCCAGTCGCCTTCTTGTGACCGGCAACGATCCAGTACGCCGAGCGGTTCGTCGCGAGGTCTTTCACGTGCGGCACCTGATCGGTGAAGTACACGTTGAAGCCCATGATGACCAGCGGGAACTTGCCATTCAGGATCGGCGACTGCGACAAGCCCGTGAGGTATGCGGCCTTCAGGTCCGAACCCATCAGCGCATTACGCGCCACATTCGGCAGGATGACAAACATCTGCCCGTCCTCCCATCGGCACGCTTCGCGCAGCACCACATCGAGGCGCGTGAGCACTTCGATGATGTTCGCCGATGTAATCGGAACCGGGTTGCCAATCTCGCCGAGATCCTGCGACTGCGATTCCTTGCCCGCATTCATGCCCTTGTTCGTCGGCGCCGTCTCGTACGCCATGCGCATGAGTACTTCCGGATCGAGCAGGCTCTTCATGTTGTAGTCGGCGCGCTTCAGGAACGAGTCGACCCACTTGTCGATGAAGCAGATTTGTTTCTCGTCGATCTTGTCGAGCTTCACGTTGTAGTACTTGGCGCGATCGACGACCATCGTCACGGACTCGCTTTCGAGCTCCTGCGGCTGCAGCGGACCGTTCTTCTGGTACTCGTTGATCTCGACTTCGGGCTCAACAAAGTACGTGATCTGATCGCCGCACTTCGCGAGATCGCCCGCGTAGTCGGTATCGGTGATATCGCCCGCCACGAAAGAGCAGTAGCCGCGCGCGATGAGACGGTCGCCGAACTGCGGCGTGATAAGCACGTCAGCGTACTGGCTGTAACCCGCGCTGGATTTCATGTTGCGTTACTCCTTTTGGACCAAGCCTGCCGCCTTGGCTTCGAAGAATTCTTTCTCGAACTGCATGAACGCTTCCTTCGAGATCGACCCCGAGCGCATTGCACTAAGCTTCGCGCGGTAATCGCCCTCGCGGAACTTGGCCGGCGGCTTGCCGGTGCCGTTCGCTGCAGTCTTTCCGGGTGTGGTGAACTGGCGGAAGTGGCGTTACTGCCAGCCGCGTCGGCATTTGCATTCGCGTTCGGATCAGCAATCGGTGCACCGTCGGTGCTGCTGAATTTGCCCTGCAAGTGTCGGGGGAGTCCCATCTGTCAAATCTCCGTGAGCCGCCGCACGGCGGATGTCACAAATGAAAAAAACCCGCGAGGGCAAAGCCAGTCGCGGGCGTTACGGAAGCGGTCGAGCCGCTGTTTACTTCTTGGGCGTGAGTATCCCAACGATTTCGCCGAGGCAACGGGCTTCGCCCTGCAATCGTCGAATGTGGGTCTCATCGTCCGCGCGCATGCAATCGTCACGCGCGCGC